GTAGCCTTAAAGACATCGTCCTTGTTACCAGCGCGGTCCTGCTTTACTTCAGCTTCGTGCTTGTCAACAAAACGCTGTTCGTCAGGCGATTTCACCTTACGATAGCCTGTCTGTTCAGCAAATTGTTTAAGCGTCTTCATCAGTGTCGTCCCCGTCTAAGTCTAAATCGTCGAGATCTTCTAGGTCATCGTCTAAGTCAAGATCATCATCGAGATCAACATCATCCAGGTCTAAATCATCGTCCTGTGGATCGAATTCTTCTTCGTCAGCTTGTGCAAAAACACTTTGCTCGAAGTTGGCACGAACATCGTCCATCTGAGCTTCGATCTTTGCGCGTAGAACAGAATCAAAAGCGTCAGCAACTCGCAAAGGCTGCGAAGCCGCGCTGAAATTAAGAATGTCTGCCGTTGTATAGTCTGTCATAAAAACTCCATTCTAACTATTTATGTTCCTCTAGGTTGCGTCTGAGCGGCCTGCTCTTCATCGTTTGGCTCGATGATTCCAGCGGCCTTCTCTGCGTCAACCTGTGTGTTGATTTCTTTCATTTCTTCGTCTGTCTGATGAAGAACGTTCTTGCGAACCCACTCATTCGAATAATACTTGCCAACATAGTCATCAATGTCTCTGAGCATCGAAACACGGTCACGGAGGATTTCTGTTTCTTTCAACTCAGCAAAGTAGTTATCTACAGAGTAGTCGTATCTAATAGCACGTTCGAACTCAGGCCACTCTTCTAGCGTTACAATGCCCTTAAGGACAAGTTGACGCTCTAGGATCTTTGTAAAGATCTGTGAGAACCTCATTCTCAAACGCTCTACGAACTTTGAAAACTTAATTTCGTCTCTAGAGATTTCAGTCGAACGACCAAGGTTGTATACAGTCTCTGGTTCTAATCTGCCGATAGGAACGTTTAGTGCTTTGTATAACTTCTTTTGGAAGTACACGATATCATCAATCTGGCTAAGGTTCTGACCCCCTGGCAGGGTAGTAATTTCTGTTCCCTTACCACCTTCACGACGCGGCAACCAGAAGTCTTCTAGCATCGTCATGAACTTACGATCGTCTCTGATCTCACCAGTGTCAGAGTTGTAAACAACTTTGTTCTTGAAGCGAGTCATCATATCACGGACGTACTGCTCTGCCTTCATCTTAGGAAGGTTGCCAACGTCGATGTAAAAGATTCTACGCTCAGGAGCACGAGAGATACGATAGATGACCAACGAATCTTCAAGCGAACGAAGCTGGTTCAGAGGCTTGATTGCTTTATGCAGATAAGAAAGAACAAGGTCTCCGTTAGGGTTGACCATTCCACTCATCACATTAACAATCGAATCCTTGGCAATCTTGATGCCCTGAGCATTCGAAGTAGTAGCTCCAGGAGCCTTTACGAAGCCCTTGTCGCTATAGATGTAATACTCTGCACCATCTTGAACAACAGGAACACCGTTCTCGGTCTTCTTTTTCTTTTGCTCACGAATCTTACGGATGTGCTTAGGATCGATGTAGCGAAGCTCTTGGATCCCATCCCTAGGATTGTTGTTGTCAATGATCACATGATAGTATAGTCTACCATCAATGTACCACTTCCTAAAAGTCTCATAGCTGTATTCGTTGAAATGCAGTAGGCCAAGGATGTTTTTGAATTCGTCAGTGATTAGCTTTTTAATTTTATCTGGCTGTTCAAGATCATCAAGGTTGATGGAAACTGGCTCTTGATCGGGATTACCAACAATAGCTTCGTTCACCACATCGTCGATAGCGGTTTCGACCTCAGGGTGCATAGACATTTCTCGATACCTTGTAACGAGTTCTGTCTCTGTCCTAATAGAACCGTCGAGATCGACGTAAGTCCCATAGACTCCGCCGCTCTGGACGACCATGGCCCCGTCATCGGTCTGCTTGGGAGCAAACGAGACGGGAGCCTGGTCTTCTATCTTCTTTTTAATTTCGAAGCCAAATAACTGCATGTTTCACTTTCTTATAATATTATATATCGCTTAGCCGATTAGACCGGTATTACCACCATCTATTTCGAACCAATCGTATGCAAATGTGACTGAGAAGTTTTCGATCTGATCAGTCGAATCCCAATCAAGGTCAATGGTTGAGATTTCCGTTGGGAAGATACCATTGAACTTGTATCTGCGAAGCTCTGCGCCGTCCTTACCATACTGAGTTACTAGAGCAGTCGACTTGTAGTTAGACGGCGATGAGTCAGCATTGAGGTTAAGGTTGGTTTGCAGCGAATTGATTTGGTTGTGCCACTGTTCCATTGTGTGACGAATACGGAAGTCTTCGTCGTTCATAACCGTAACAGCCCATGTGTCGAACGTACGATCACCAGCAATCTTGATCTTACGACCGAAATATGGAATTTCGATTGGGTTGATTGTTGATGAAGGAAGGGTTGTGGCACGAATCAAGAACGGTGCGATTGCATCTGATTCGTTGTTGACTGGGTTTGTCAGTTCAACTCGGAACAGGGTGGGACGAGCCCCACCCAGCGCCAGACCTGCTCTCATCTCGTTGATATTAAAAGCCATTTATTGATCTCCTTGTATCTTTATTTATCTCTTAGCCAACGATCTCGGAGAATTCAATACCGCTTCTCACAGCAACAAAGTTCAGCTGGATGAAGTTGATCGAACGTGCTGGCTTGACATAGATGTCACCAACAAAGCGATTCGAGTCAATAACTTCTGCTGTATTGTTTGTACCATCACAAACAACCTTGAAGTCTGTAATACCGCGGCGACCCTGAACATCCCTTAGGAATGGCTCAACGAGGTTGCGGAACTGTGTACGTGTGAATTCGTCGTTGAATTCGAACATCAGCGACTTAGCAGCACGAGCAATCGACTTTTCAAGAACGATGAAGAGACGACGAACATTGATGCGATCGAATGCCGATGGCTTAGCAAGTAGCGTCTTATCACCAAACAGAATCGTGCCTTCACCAGGTGAAGAGATTACTGGGTTGATGCCGTTCTTGTAAAGAAGATCTCTTTCAGCCTTTGCAGGATTGAAAGCGAGCTTGATTGAGTTACGGATCTGACCGCGGTTCGTACCAGCTGGCGAATACCATGGATCGCGTGAGTTGTCTGTAACAACGCACACACCAGCAATATCACCATTCAGTGGAACCCAACGGTTAACATCGTTGTACTTGTCGTACATGTACTTATAACCCGAATCCATCACCGCGAACGATGAAGAGCGAACCGAGTTACGGAAGTCGACGATGTTCTGAGCTGCTGCAGTTGTCTGGTTAACAACATCTGCCTTCTGAGGCGAAACGAACACTACGCAATCCTTACGAACTTCTGCAATGTTGTCGATCAGATAGTTAGCTTGCTGCTCGCCATTTGCACCACCAGCTGGCGACATCCCTGTTAGAAGTAGGGAAATATCTACTTCTTCTGCCGAAGCAAATAGGTCATATGCACGAGCTGTGTCAGCAAAAGGAATTGTTGTTTCGTCGTTGTCAACACCACCTACAAACGAGATAGTCGAAGGACGAGAGTTTGTCGATGAAGCAATAGCGCTTGCAAGTGCTACTGGAGCATTTGCATTTTGAGAAGCCCACCAAACATACTGTGACTGCTCGTTGAGAACTGTCTTGATGTAGTTTGCCGAACCATCTGAGTTCTTAGCGTCCTGTGCGCGCGACAGACCCTTGTAAACTTCAAGAACTGTGCCTGGCGAACCAGTGAAGCCACCATCTTCATCAACAACAACTACGTGAACTTCATCACGAGCTGTCGTGTTACCTGTTGTTGTTTGCGACTGGAACAGTGATGTGCCAGGAGCTGTATCAACCTGGTTGAAGTATTCCCAGTAGCGTGTTGTTGCATTTGCACTGATAGCCGACGATAGCTTTAGAGGAGCATCGAATGATACAGTGAATGATACCAGTGAATCGCTTATAGCTGCCGAACCAGTAGTGCCTACTTCGGTAACGAGACCTCTGTACGTCAATGTACCCGCTTGCGAAGCTTCATTGGCCGGATTAGCAACACTTGCAACTGAAATTTCAGTAGTGTTAGCTGTCACAACAGTAGCGTTTGTAACGTTGTAGTTGGTGTTAGCATAGCCCACGACAGTAATTGTATCACCAGAAACAACCGTGTTGGATGAGTTAGTTACAGTGTAAATCAATGCTGTTGAGTTTGAAGATGCACCGGTTGTAGCAAGGTTTGATGTAGCTGTTGTGTTCGCAACAGTGAAAGCCGTTGCGTTTGCAGTAGCTATGGTGGCCCCAGTTACGTTATAACCAGTGGCAGTATAGCCAGTGATTGCTACTTCAGCGCCCGCAACAATATTACCAGCAGAGTTATTTGCAAGATAAGTGAAAGCTGTTGAGTTAGATGAGGCTGTTGTTGTGTTTGCTGTGAAGTCAACCTGACCCGTAACAGAACCAACGGACGCAATCTTTAGTGTCTGCTTACCGATTGATGTATTACCAACCTCAACAACATCTCCAGCTGCTAGAAGACCTGCAAGACGATGTGCTTCAGTGTTAGCTTGTGCTAGAGTAACACCAACACCGTTTGTGTTAGCAAGAGCAACCGTAGCTGTGTTGGATCCAACTGCAAGAGTTAGAGTAGAGTTGCGGAAGCTAGTATTACCTGCAAAGTCGACCGTCGAAGAATATGCATTTGCGGAATCGCAGACAGAAATCTTAAGCGAGTTGCCCAGAGCTCCTGGCCACTTAGCAATGAAATCGATGTCTCCGTTGAACGTGCCATCCTTAGCATCATAGTCGTCTTGGTTCTTGATAGTTGTTGCAACGTTTGCGAGGCCGCCAGCGCCTGTGTTAGCGATAGCAGAAAACACAGTAGCTGTGTTTGCAGCACGCGAAACGTAAAGAGCATTCGAATAGCCAAGAAAGCTAGCTGCTGTGAAGAAGGTTTCTGGGTTGACTGAGCTTGGTTTACCAAACTTTCTCACCAGATCGTTTTCTGAGGTTACAAGCGAACGAACGCCAACTGGGCCCCAGCGAAACACACCAGCAATCGCGCCTACAGTAGTGGAAGTTGCAGGAACTACCGTTGTAAGATCAATTTCTGAAATGCTAATGCCTGGGCTTACTTGGTATCCGCCACCGCCTGAACCAAAATTTTGTACCGCCATGTTAGTCTCCCTTAAGAGGTTCTTATAGTTTAGTTGCTTATCATATTTATAAATTAATAGACTACAGTGTCATCAGCTGCTCAAACGAAGCTGTCTCTTGTGATACTTCTAACACCTCTGTATAATCATGATCATGGCCTGTATCGAGGAACCCGAAAGGAGTCAATTCATTTTCCATATCTTCCTCAGATTTCTCTCTGAGTTTGAGCAATGTATTAATGTCTGTTAAATCTTTGAAGTATTGCTGATCCGACATCCAAGCAAACAAGACGAGACCCATTACAAGGTCGTCGTTACATCCTGGTTCTGCTTCGTATGAGTGACCCTTCTTAGAGAATCTTGACAATTCGTAAATAGTGTTGTGATCGTTAATGATCAGTTGGTGCTGCTCGACAAGTAGCTTCAACATTGAGCAGCCAATTGCCTTTACAGTCTTTGTTGTTCGTACTCCTCGTTCGGAGTTCTTGAATCCGCTGGAGATTCTCTTTCCTCTTGC